TCAACGCAGCGGATGATGTCGCCACACGAACAACGGACGTGCATCGTGGCGAGGTATTCGTAGAAGTGCAAGTGGCTCATCGAGAATGTGGGGGAAGTCCCGCCGACGACCAGCGGGAGGTTCTTCTTCCAGTCCATGTCAGGAGTAGTAGATACGCGAGAAGGCGTCGATGTCGTCCTTGAACTTGAGCGAGTAGCCGTTCATGATGAGCCGGTTGACCCAGTCAGCGCGATCACGCGGCACAAGGGCGATACCCTCGACGGTATCAACGGCACCGTCGTAGAACGTCTCTCTGCAGTTGACTGTCGGATACCAAGCCGGTGACTGCATTGTCCAGTACATCGGATCGGCTTCAGAGGTAGACTCTTCGACCGTGACGGCCTCTTCTTCTACGACTGGCTTTGGATTGGGGATTCCGCGGGGCATCTCAACCTCCTAAGGGTGAGAATGGGGGGCTAGCCAATTATGGGCCAGCCCCCCGTTCTGGGTTACGCGAAGTTCTTCACCAGAACCGGACGACCCTCAAGAGCAGCACCGAAGTAGCCCTTGATGAAGTAATCCTCAGAGTCCTTCGTCTTCGCCAGAGGCGAGTACGTGAAGTCCTGATTGACGATCAACTTCATGTCGGCACGGCGAGCGAAGAGGATCTGCTTCGGAGAAGTAGCCTCCCAGTGGAGGTCGGTCAGGATCGGCACGCCGTCGTAAGACAGCACGCGGAATCCACCGCCAACTTCCATCGTGTCCACGAAGCGCTGCTGCGCCTGAAGAAGACCGTTGATCTGACGACGCACTGCGCGAGAGGTGATGATGACATCGCACTCACCGCGCGTGTCGTCAATCGCCTTGTCGATAGCAGCGAGAGTAAGAGCAGCCGCGGACAGGTCCGTGGTGCCACCCTCGTCGCCGGGCGCAGAGCCGTTGACCTGAGGGATGAAGCCAACGATTGAGTCGCTGGTTCCGTCGCCGGTCATGATCGAAGTGACCAACTGCTCAGCAATCGCCTGAGACGAAGTGCGAATCTCTTCCTGAAGTGCGTTGACAACGCCNCCAGCCGCTGCAATGAGCGGGCCGGTGACCTCACCACGGGTGTACAGGAAGGAGACCGTCTTGCTTACCCGCGTGTAGGTGCTGTTGCTAGCGGTCGGAAGCGATCCACCATCAGCAGCCCACTCAGCGGTAGGCAGAGCCGTGCGCTTGCGGATCCAGTAGGTCTGAGTAGGCCACGGCACACGCGTGACTACGTTCAGAAGAGGGGTGGCCTTGGCAACATAGTCGCGAATGACCGGATCAACGACCTCAGGGATGAGGTAGTTGCCAGTCGTTGCGACAAGACTGTTCAAGGCGCGTTCGATGTCAGCCATCGTTGGCGCTCCTAGAGAACTAGATAGGGGGGGGTTAGCGGTTTGCGTAGATGCCGTTCAGGCCCCAGCGAAGACGCTCTTCAGGAGTCATCTTCGACAGGTCGGGCTTGTCCGACTCAAACTTCTCGCGAACGAGGGGGGCGGGCACCTTCCCGGCTGGCATTGACTCCAACTGGGTGATGTACTCCTGCTGGGTAGCGACAGTCTGCATGAGTTCAGTGGTCACCCGCTCGACTTCCGCAGAGACGAACGTAGTGATTGACTCAGCGATTGAACGCTCCAAGCGAACGCCACCGACTTCAACGAGATCCTCTTCGCCCGTATCTGAGTTCTCAACAGTTGTGTTCTCAGGGGCTGGTGCTGGCGTGGACTCTTCCGTGCCTTCAAGCACGCCAAGGGAGATCAACTGATCGCCAAGCGCCTTGTAAGAGGCGAGAAGCGCTTCAGAATCCTTCTTGGCAATGCGGGCACGCTCAACCACGGGCTCCTCGACAGGCTCAGTGTCTGCGGCCTCATCGGCACGCTCGACAACTGCTTCCTCTTCGACGGACTCTTCGGTTGAGGTAACGTCCTGCACTGCGTCGGCGCTCAAGGCGACCTCAGCGGTAACAGGCTCTGCGTCTGGGGTCGTCTCCTCGACGGCCTTCTCCAGATCTTCTGCCATGTCATTCTCCTGTGAGATGTCGCCATCGAGACTACGAGCAAGTACGGTACCAAACGATGGAACCCACGACGGCTTGGTGGTGTTACTGATCTCGCGTAGCAAGACCTTCGTGAACTGAATGATCTTCTCGCCAAGGCCGTTCCGCTGTACGCGGAACTCGACCCCGTCGCCTCCGACCGACATGCCGTACTGCTTCTTCTGCGGTCCGGTGATCGATTCGTGGAGGTAGCGAGCGGCTGGGTTTGATTCGTCAAGGCGAACCACAACCCTCAAGTGGAAGTCCGGGGTGATTGACCCCTCAACAATGTGGCCCAGTTGGCGCAAGAGGCCAACCTTGATGTGGCTGTCCAGATATGGGATCGGGTCACCAGCATCTAGGCGGTCAGCAATCTGGCGAGCGAAGTCTGCAATAGCATCTTCGGACATCGCGGTTCCGTGGCTGTCAGGCTCAGGACCGCTAGCCTCGCCTACCAGATAGAGCCCCCCGTCCTCCCGCTCTTCAGCGCGGACGACTGGAAGCGTGATCTTCCAACTGTTCACTTTGTGTTCGCCTTCGCGTCAGACTTGTTGGGGTCAGGCTCCTTAGGAGCCTTCTGATTCGGGAGGTTTCCCCCCGGCGTTGCTGCACCTTCAGGTACTGTGCCTCCAGCGCCTCCCGGTACAGGAGGTGGTGCATTCTTTGCCTGTAGGATGGCATCTGCCGCTTCTGCCAACTTGGAGACTGGCATGAGGCCAAGAGGAGTTGAGATGTATGGTTCATCGCCGCCTTGTACGTCCGGTAGTCCCAACTGTCCGTTGACCCAGTTGATGGTGTAGATTCCGTTGGTCATACCTTGGACGTAAAGATCCATCTTGGTCTTCTCGTCACGCTGGTCAACGTCGTTGTGGGCGAACATCAGGTCATCGAACTTGAAGACGGGAATGATCAACTGCTCGTTGATTCCCTCTTCCACGATGTTCTGTAGAGGAACGATGCTCTCTGCACGGAATGACTTGTCGTTCTCTGCTGACTGGGATCTGTTCGCACTCTCCATCGCGCCGCCCAACTTGGTGTACGGCATGTCGAAGACTGCGAGGATCTCCTGCATCAGGCTCTTGCGACCCTCGATGAACTGCATCTCTGCTGGGGTCGATACTGAACGCTGCACCGACACGTCGCCCTCAAGGAGCAGCGGCTTGTGTGCGTTCTGCGATCCGACGTAGTCCTTCTTCAAGAACTCGCGGTTCCGCTCTACCTCTTCCTTGGAAGCGTTGCGCATGTTGAACACGACGCCGGTCTGCGCGTTGTTTGCGAAGAACGACTCGTTGTACTGCTGCGCGAACAGATCCTGAGCGACTGTCGAGGTCAGCGACTCAAGCGGGCTCAAGCCGTAGACATCGTTGTCAGGATCGAAGAGCATGAAGTGGGTGATCTCTTCTGGCTTGAACTGGGTCTCGATTCCTTCGGAGTCCCGGACAATGTAGGAAGTGATCTCTCTTGTTGTCTTGTCGATGACAACCGCCATCTGCGACGGGTGTACTCTGACGAAGGCGTACGGGACGCCCAGCCTCGACTTCGTGATGAACCAGTATGCATCGCCGTAAACCAGAATGTCTGTGTAGGTTTGGCGAAGCAGGAACTGTGCACGTGAGCGAGCGAATGTCTCTAGTAGAGTCTTCTGTCGAGCGGCGTTTACAGGCTTGGTGGTATCACGGGTGACGAATGTGTATCCGGTGGCCGTGGCCGTCTTCGCCAACTTGTCGATTGTCGCTCTGACGATAGGGTGTGACTTGTACATCTTCGTGTACGTCGCATACCCAGTCGGAGCGGGCATCTTCTGGTCGTTGTCGCCCAGAGATACGATGTTGTTTCCGGCGCGCTCAATGGCGACGGGAGCCTTCTTCGTTGCCACTCGCGCTACCCCTTAGTGATCACAAGCGAGAAGGCTGTCGCGGGCCAGACGACCGTCTGCCCACACTTGCGGCATGGGCCTTGTACCCGACCTTCGACCTCGCGATAGAGATCCTTGAACTTGATGCGGAGGATTCCGTCATCGCCTTCGATGCCGAAAAGCGTGCCGCAATGAGGACACTTGATGTAAATCGGCATCAGAGTACCTTCCGACCAAAAGAGAAAGACCCCGCAGGGACCTTATGGCCTCCGTACGGGGTGGGTGTTTGGTACTGTCGGCGGGAGTCGAACCCGCGTCCCCTGCATGGCAAGCAGGAATCGTAGCCGCTAGACCACGACAGTATGGAGCCCACCGCGAGATTCGAACTCGCTACCTCGTCCTTACCAAGGACGTGCACATCCGCATGTGCTTGACAGGCACCGTATTCAATTAGTGCCCAATCGCCATGATGGTGGCGGTGACACTCGACTGGTCAGACGTGTCGCCCGCCTCAGTCGTAAGCGCGGTGTACACCTTCAACTTGCCACCCTCGTAGGTAACGACACGCGTGCCGTGGGGTGAGACGAGGATGGAGTCCACAACCTCAAGCCCGAGCCCACTAGCGGCAAGCGTCTCGCCACCGGTCGGATAGGAGTTGTCGAACGCGACGTTTGCGATGACAACGCGCTTGTTGCCGAAGACGGACGAAACCGGAGTGGTGATCGTAAGTGCCACGCTGTGAACCTCTTCCTAGATTTGTGGAGCCCCCGCACGGATTCGAACCGTGATCCGCTGATTACAAAACAGCAGTCCTGCCGTTGAACGACAGAGGCAAGTTGGTAGGGCTGGCGGGATTCGAACCCGCATCATCCGGCTTGAAAGGCCAGCATCCTGAACCGTTAGACGACATCCCCAAGGCGGTTGCTGCGTCACGGCTTGACCCGGCTATGAACCCGACGAAACAACCAGTCGTTTCGGGTCGCATCATTTGGTGCCTCTCCCCAGATTCGAACTGGGAACATTGCGCTCTTGAGGCGCACGCCTCTGCCAGTTGGGCCAGAGAGGCAAGTGTTGGTAGGCCCACGGGGAGTCGAACCCCGGTCTGATGGCTGAGAACCACCGATCCTGTCCACTAGACGACAGGCCCATATAGTGGGGCGCGAGCGATGCGGACTAGGCACCGTCATTCAAGCCTTGCGCCGACCACGGTGACATCGTGGAACGGACCCAATGTTGGCACACACGGCTGGATTCGAACCAGCATCAACGGGGTAACAACCCGTGATCCTACCAATTGAACGACACGTGTACGATGGAGCCCCAGCAGGGAGTCGAGCCCTGACCGTCACGCTACGAGGGTGACGCCTGTCCCACAGACAGGGGCGTTGGCAGGGCAACGAGGAATCGAACCCCGGCCCGATGGTTTGGAGCCACCAGTCCTACCACTAAACGATTGCCCTATTGGAGAGCCCCCGGGGGATCGAACCCCGATCCGGACGGGTAAGAACCGTCTGCACCACCGTTGTGCTAGAGGCCCTCGATGTTGGTTCCGCCCCTCAGAATCGAACTGAGATATCCGGGACTTCAATCCGGAGCCTTGACCACGTCGGCCAGAGCGGCATGTTGGCGATGCTTGTGGGGCACGATCCCACCATCTCCGGATTGACAATCCGGCATCTCGTCCATCTCGACCTAAGCACCATGTGGCGGGCTACCCATTACCGCACTCCCCGGTGTCATCCCCAATCGCGCTGGGCGAAACCATGCGCTCTGTCTGGGGTCCGGATACCTCGTTTGGTGCGCCCCCGGAGATTCGAACTCCGACTGTACTGCTTCTAAGGCAGTGGCCTCCTACCAATTGGGCTAGAGACGCAATGGAGCCCCGCGCCGGATTCGAACCGGCCCGCTCTGCTTGGAAGGCAGACATGCTAGCCGCTGACATCAGCGGGGCTTGGTTGCGGAGGCGAGAGTCGAACTCGCGTGACGGGCTTATGAGACCCGCTGGGAGGCCGCTCCTCCCCGCAATGTTGGTGGACCCACAGGGAATTGAACCCTGACCTACTGCTTGCAAAACAGTGGTGCTTCCGTTATCACCATAAGCCCACGTTGGTCAGGATGGAGAGATTCGAACTCCCGTTGCCCGGTCCCAAACCGGGAGCGCGGCCACTACGCCACACCCTGATATGTATGTCGGTGACGGCCGTCCGACAGGCTTCCCACACCAGACCTCCTAGGGGCCCGATGGGGGCCGGGGCGTGATACCCCGTGCCTCGATTGTATGGTACCCACTGAGGGAATCGAACCCCCTACGCCCTGCATGTAAAACAGGCGTTCTACCGGTGAACTAAGCGGGTATTGGTGGGTCGTCAGGGGATCGAGCCCTACCAGCCGAAGCATCGGTTTTACAGACCGTCCCGCGTCCTTAGCGAGATACCGACCCAAGTGGTCCCCCGGATAGGATTCGAACCCACCGTTCAGGCTTAGAACACCTGTTACCGATCCACCGGACCGGGGGATAGTGGAGGCTCCTGACGGAATCGAACCGTCGTCAAGGTGGTCTGCAACCACCCGCCTTCCCATTTAGCATAGGAGCCAAGTTTGGCGCGTCGTGAGGGATTCGAACCCCCGTCGTCACGCTATCTGGCACCACCGAGAGGAGTCGAACCCCCATATGCACTGGTTCGTAGCCAGCCGCGTTATCCATTACGCTACGGTGGTATGTTGCCCGCGAGTCCACGTCCGCGCCGCATGGCAGTTGGCACACACCAACTCGCACTTGGCAATCTCCTCCATGACCCGCGGAAGCGTTGTGCTGACGGACAACTTCGCAACATTGGCGACCTTGCCGTCGATGTGATCGAACTGCATCACGTAGAACGGGTACTGCTTGCCGCAGTCAGCGCACGGACGATCTTCCTTGTAGCGCTGGACCGCCGCCTTGACCTCCGCGCGGCGACGCTTGTTGCGTTCGCGGTAGTAGTCAGGCTGTTCCCGGTAGTGGTCGGCAGATGTCCTGTAGTCGAAGTCCGGGTTACTCATTGAAACCCAATCTCCTAATGGTTCGTAGCCATTGGCACCGTTCCGCTGTGCTAACGACGCGTGATGTTGGCAACCCCACAGGGATTCGAACCCCAATCATCTGGCTCAGAACCAGAGATCCTACCGTTGAACGATAGGGTTGCGGATTGTTATGAGCCCTCAGTCTCGCCCTCGTCAGCGTCGGGCGACATGTTCGCTCGACGGACGGGACGGCGCTTCTTGAGGTTGGCGCTTTCGGCTTGGTACTGAGTTCTGAGGGCGTCTGGAAGCAGTGCGATCACCGCGTCCAGCGTTGTGATGAGACGGTCGGCCCACGTGTCGAATCTGCAGATGTAGTCTTCCAGATTGTTGAGCCGCTTCTCGTTCTTGTCCAAGCGCTCGTTCATGAGTTCGATTACAGTCTTGGCACCATCGGACACTGCCTTGGCACCAGTCGCGACACTGGTAGAGTTGTCGCTTGTGACCTTCATCAGGGCGGCGAGGCCACCTAGTCCACCTAGGATTGCTGCAATGAGGGCTACGAAGATCGGTAGTAGATCTGTGTTATTCATCCCCGCGTCTCCTGCGCGTCGCGCAGAAGGCTAGCAGCAGCAACGACAGTCCACCAAGAGCATACATGGTTGCTGTCATTGGGCTGATCCATTGAACGAAATCTTCTCGCAACGATGATGAGAATACGAACGCGAGGACAATGGCTCGCC